GGAATGGAAGTAACTGGACGGAAGTTGGAGATTTAAATACTGCAAGAAAAAGTTTAAGCGGATCAGGAGATACTACTACAGCAGCATTAGCATTTGGAGGAGGTCCACCTTCAGTATCAGTAACAGAGTTATGGAACGGATCTAACTGGGCAGAAGTAAATGATTTAAACACTGCAAGACAACAATCAGCTTCAGCAGGAACTCAAACAGCAGGTTTAGTAATAGGTGGAGAAACACCTGGTGGTAGAGTTGCAAATACAGAATTATGGAATGGAACTAACTGGGTAGAACAAAATGATTTAAGTGCTATTACAGGTGCTAACTCAGGAGGAGGCACAACATCAAATGCTTTAAGTTATGCAGGAGCTAACGCTACTAATTCAGTAGCAATAACAGAAGAGTGGATAGGTCCAGGTGCACCAATCGGTGCTTGGTCTACAGGTGGAAATTTGAATACTGCTAGAACTCAATTAGCAGGAGCAGGAACTTCTTCTAGTTCTGCTTTAGCTTTTGGAGGAGATTCAGGTTCAATAACAGCAGTAACTGAATCTTACAACGGATCTAACTGGACAAATGTAAATAGTATGAATACTGGTAGATCACAGTTAGCAGGAGTTGGAACTCAAACAGCAGCATTAGCTTTTGGAGGAGAAGCACCACCTCTTACAACAGCAACAGAAGTTTGGGGTGGAACTAATTGGGCAGCATCACCAGGTAGTTTAAACACTGCAAGAGGAGTTATGGGAGCAGCTGGAACATCAACTTCAGCTCTAGCTTTTGGTGGAGAAACTCCAGGAAATACAGCAATAACAGAATCATGGTCTGGTAGTTCATGGACAGAGGTTGCTGACTTAAATACTGCAAGAAGAGGTCTTGAGGGATTTGGTGCAAGTAACACTTCAGCTTTAGCTTTTGGTGGATTTACTACTACTTTTGTTGCTATTACAGAATCATGGAATGGAACTTCTTGGACTGAAGTAAATGACATGAATACTAGTAGAGCTAATGGAGGAAGTTTTGGAATAAAAAGTTCTGGAATCGTGGCTGGTGGAGCAACACCTTCTAGAACTGTAAACACAGAAGAATGGAATGGAGCAAGTTGGGCAGAAGTTAATAATTTAAATACTGCTAGAGACCATTTATCAGGAGCTGGAACATCCTTATCTGGATTAGCTTTTGGTGGAAATGTACCACCTTCTTCAGCAGCAACAGAAGAGTGGAGTTCAACATCAACAGCAACTAAAACGGTAAGTACGGATTAATTATGGCAACATACAAAGAAATTAAAGGAACACAAATCGAGGTCTTAGCATCAGACCCATCGAATCCTGTTGAAGGACAAGTTTGGTTTAACTCAACTTCCAATGTTTTAAAAGGTACTATATCTTTTACTAACACTTGGGCGACTGGTGGTAACTTAAATACTCCAAGATATTTTTCAGGAGGAAAAGGTTCTCAAACATCTGCTTTATGTTTTGGTGGAGCTGATGGTCCTACTGAAAATTTATCAGTTACAGAATCTTACAATGGAACTACTTGGACAGAAACAACAGATTTAAATACAGGTAGATCTGGTCTTGCAGCTTCAGGAGTAGATAATACATCTATAGCAGCAGTTGATGGATTTCAGGGTAGTACATATTATGCAAATGTTGAATTATGGAACGGAAGTAATTGGACAGAAACAACAGATACAAATACTACAAACGTAGCTGGACGAGGAGGAGCTGGAGTTTCAAGCACATCTACTTTAGTTTTTGGAGGATCTATAAATGGATCACCTCCAACAGCAAATGTTGAATTATGGAATGGTTCAACTTGGACAGAAACAACAAATTTAAATATAAATAGAAGATTTCCAGGAGGAGCAGGAACAGCGACAGCTGCGTTAGCATTTGGAGGAAATCAACCACCAGTACAAGCAGACACAGAATTATGGAATGGAAGTAATTGGACAGAAGTAGCTAATATGAATACAGCAAGAACTAGATCAATGTCTTTTGGAACTTCAAATACTGCAGCATTAGTTGCAGGTGGAGAGGGTGGTCCACCTGGACAATTAGTAGAAGTTTATAATGGAACTTCTTGGTCTGAAACTACAGATATGAGTACAGCTAGATCAAATACAGCATCTGGAGCTGGTTCTACTACAGCTGGATTAGTTGCAGGTGGTCAATCAGGGGGATCTAAAATAGCAACAACAGAAGAATGGAATAATGGTCCTGTAACAAAAACATTTACTGATTCATAATACTTGTAATATATTTTAGATAGTATATATTAGTCTTAACTATAAAGGATAAAGAAATGAAAAAAGATGTTAAAGAAGTAATACAAGGTGAGGAAACTCATTTAAATAATTTATTAGAACAAGAAGATCTATCTGCTTTTAAAGGTATGGTAGACGAGCTTAGGGACACTTGGACCAAGAAACAAATGTTTCGAACAGAAACAGAAGCAAGGTTTTCTGTACTACAAGACAATCGTTATCCAACTAAAGCATCAAAGTATTGGCAGTGTGTTAGAGAACAATCATCATACTTAGATAACTTAATGACCCTATCGTTTGACTATAGAAGAAACGAAGCAAAGATTAAATGGTTAGAAGGTAAAATAGAAAAAGAAGAAGATGAATATAAAGCAACTAAATATAAAATAGATTTAGACGAAGCTATATTTGGTAAAGCTTCTATGGAGAAAGTTGCTAAACATAGAATGAGAGAAATTAAAATGTGGTCTGGATTAAAGAAAGAATTTAATGATGGATCATTTAATGACAAAGATGTTAATCAACATCAACTAGAGTCATATGGTATGCAGTATCACGAGAAAGCAAAAACACTAAATGCTAACTCATCAGAGTCTGAAATATTTAATGTAATGGGACAATTAAATTCATTACAAAGAATTAAAAAGTCTGGTGAATTAGAAAACAGTTACAAAGAGAAAGAACAAATAACTCAACATGGAAAACCTAAAGTTTGATTTTGTATTTTTAGGTCAATCTATTTTAAAGTATCAAGTACCTCTTGATATATTTACAACGATTAATCAAATATACGAACAAAATTTTCATAACCTACATTCTGCTAATGGACAGTTAGTAGGTAAGATAGAAAATGAACATTCATTATTTTATCATGGTGAAGATCAAACAAAGATGAAAAACCATAACATGTTGCCTCAAAATGTTACAAATTATTTCATGACTGTTTTTAAACATTATTTAGCTTTTAATAAAATTAGAGAATATGAAACTCATTTAAATTCTATTTGGGTAAATGAAATGAAACAACACGAATATAATCCAGCACATATCCATAGAGGTATGTTGTTTACAGGGCTATCAAGTGTAATGATTTTAAAGTTACCATCTACTTATGGCAAAGAGTATTCAGCAGAACACATACAACAGAATGGTAGACTACAAATATTAGGAGCAGCTAATGGTCAGTTTGCAAAAATAGATTATCAACCACCCATGGATCTTAGAGATTTTTATATATTTCCATATGATATGAGACACTGTGTGTACCCATTTAATGGAACTAATGAGACTAGAAGAACTCTAGCTGCAAACTGTGATGTGCAGTTTGATCCTATTAGAAATAGAGGGGCTACTTAATGGATAAACAATATTACATAGATAATCACATAGGGTTATTTAAAAATTTTATGTCAAACGAATTAATAGATGATTATTTAAATTACTTTAATAAGTGCGAGCAACAAGGTGCGGTGTATCCAAGAAGAGAAGATGAGATGTTGGTATCTGATAATGCAATCGATACTATTAGAGATACTAATGTTGCAATGACCTATAACAACAAACCGTTTATAGATATGTTTTTTAAAGATGTGTATCCTCTGTATGTTCAAAAATATTCTTTTTTAAAAAAATTAGCGACACACAATATATTAGAAGTTAAGATACAAAAAACTAAAGTAGGAGAAGGTTATCATACTTGGCATTGCGAAAATGCAGAGATGAAAGCAAGAAATAGAATACTAGCTTTTTCATTATATTTAAATGATGTTGCAGAAGGTGGAGAGACAGAATTTTTATATCAAAAGTGTAGATTTAAACCAGAAAAAAATACACTATTAGTTTGGCCGTCACAATTTACACACGTTCATAGAGGCAACCCACCTCTATCAAATGACAAATATATAATAACGGGATGGGTCGAGTACGGATATTAATATGATTACAGAACCACGTTGGAAATCTTACATAGTAGAAACTACACAACCAGTCTTTACACCAGAACAATGTAAAATGATTATTGCAGCAGGACGTGCTGAGCCTAGAAATGATGCACAAGTTGGAAGTAAAGACGGAATTAAAGATGGTGAAATAGATACCAAAACTAGAACTTCACATATTAGTTGGATACCATTTAAAAAAATGGGTGACATGTATAAAGATATAGAAAAAATTATGAAAACTACTAATGGTAATCACTTTGGTTTTGATGGAATGACTATTACAGAGATGGCACAATATACAGAATATCCTGAAGGTGGTTTTTATGATTGGCATGTAGATAATGATGTTAACTGTCAACACGAACCACCTGTTAGAAAAATATCTATGACTTGTTTGTTATCTCCTGAATCAGAGTTTGAAGGTGGTGATTTAGAATTAATGGCTGAAGGTAAAGTTGCAAAAATTAAACAAGGACACGTAGTATTCTTTGCATCCTTTATTAGACATAGAGTTAAACCTGTAATACGTGGTAACAGAAAATCTTTAGTTATGTGGTTTGGAGGCACTCCATTTAAATAATGCATAGAGAATTACATTTTCCAACACCTGTTTATATTGCAGATATAGAACACCCAACTCTTAATCAAGAGTTAGAGAGAGATATCGTAGCTTGGTCTAAACAAGATAAAGGAGTGGTTCGAACTAATGTACAAGGTTGGCATTCAACAACAGACATGCATGAAAAACCTGAATATAAAAAATTAGTTGATATGTTATATGCTTGTCAAAAAACTATTTATAATCAAGAGCACTTAGACAGTGAACCTGTATTAGGTAATATGTGGGCTAACATTAATCCACCAGGTGGAATGAATAGAGCACATCAACATCCAAACTCATTATGGTCTGGTGTTTATTATATCAAAGCACCTAAAAATTGTGGACATTTAAAAATAGACGATCCTAGATCAGTTGCTTGTATGTCAAGACCCAGACAAAAAGATGGAGAAAAACCTGCAAGGTTATTTAGAGAAACACATTACGAACCTATTGCTGGAAGATGTATTATGTTTCCAGCTTGGTTAATGCATTGTGTTGATCCTAACAATTCTAATGATATAAGAATATCAGTGTCTTTTAATTTTTTACAAAAGTGTATGATATTATGAGTTTTCAAACTAATAAATATCAAGTAATTAAAAACGCTGTATCATACGATCTAGCTAACTTTATACTTAATTACTTTTTACTTAAAAGAGATGCAGTAGGTTATATGTATCAACATAACATA